AACAAAACAATGACTTCTGTAGAAGCCCCTTGCTTCGCCGTCTTACCAAACCGGGATAACGGTGCCCAAAGTCCCCCTCAATCACAAAATGAACCTGTGATTGAGGCGTCCTCTAGGTCATCGCCAGCGCGGTGTCGACAGCCGGTCGACACGGTGGACCACGATCAGTGGTCACTTGATGCCTGGATAGCACTGACTCGTGCTTTTGTCAGATATCCAGAAGGACACTCAGATCTGTACAGGGCCAAGGAAAAGCAATTTTTCCTTAACATGTACGCAAAACGCTCAAGGGAGGGAACCGCCATGAAGTGGCTAAAGTTCCATACCTCGTACGTTTTTGCATACGCCTGGGGACAGACTGAGCTGCCGGCTCCTCCGGGCCCCCTCGAAGAGGGTGAGCGCCCGGGCCGGCCCGTCGGGGGTCATTTCGGTCGTGCCTTCACTAATGTGATGGTTCGTGGTCAGAAGGGGTCGATGCCTTTTCGTCGATGTGCTTATGACATCCTTATGTCAAAGCTAGGCTTTCCTCAAGCCCCCCAGTCTTTCGTTGATGCGTCTCTCGCAGACCATCGGAAGGCTTTATCACGGACTCCAGAGGTGGAGACCGAGCACGAAGAAGAGACTCTGCTCAAAGTTGAACTTAAGATCTCTGAGATCTGTAAGAGTGTGTTTGGACACGTATTCTTTCATCACCGGGATGATATTCCTTCTATCCGGGCGTGTCAAGAGAATGGTCTTCTCAATGCTGGTGGATTCGGACATCTTGTTTCCGGATTCGATCAGAGCCATTCATTCCTCGTCGAAGAGGACACACTTTTCGCAATGTTGGAGGTAAAACCAGGCCAGGTCAAAGAGTTGCGCTTCATTGACATGCGTGATCGCGTTTCTGCGTTTCAGCAATACGTTGATGATCAGTGGCAACCTAGGCTATCAAAGGGCCTCCATGCGACACCTGTTCCCATTCTCGAACCACTTAAGGTGAGAATCATTACCAAGGGACAGGCGGCAGAGTACTACCGTTGTATTGAGCTTCAGAAGCTCATGCATGGCGCACTACGTAAGCATCCAGTGTTCCAGTGTATCGGTCATCCTATCGAGGATGACGACTGGGCTAACACCTTCTGTTCTCAGGACGAGCTCAAAGAAGATGAGTTCTTCGTCAGCGGTGATTATAAGGCCGCAACAGACAACCTTCGCTCCGATCTGAGCGAGTACACTTGGAAGTGTATATGCCGAAACGTTCGGCTGGGTTGGGATAAGAAGACCTATCTTTCATGGACCAAATATGAAGATCTGGGTCTTAAAGCGCTTACAGGCCATATTCTCCATTACGGTAGTGAGGAAATTCCTCAGAGCTGGGGTCAACTTATGGGCTCTCCCATGTCGTTCCCGATTCTATGCATCGTTAATGCAGCCGCAACTCTTGTAGCACTCGAGAAGGAGTACGGTCCTGATATCCAAATCAGGGTGAATGGAGATGATATCGCTTTCATAGCGAATCCTGCTCAATATGAGCGTTGGAAAGAAGTCACACATTTTTGCGGACTGGACTTTTCTATTGGTAAGAACTATACCAGTAGACAGTTCGTGATCATGAACAGTGAACTCCGACGTGCCCCAAAGGAGCGGGAATGGGAGACTCGACTGTCAGAGGAAGTGAGGTACGAATGGTCGGGTGACGAACTTGTCACGACCCAGGATGAGGAAACTCACCCTGTTCCTTGGAAATTCGAGGGCTTCGTCAACCAGTGCCTGTTATACAACACCATCAAGAAAGGGATGGACGCCGGGCAGGAGAAAGACACCTATTGGACTGATCTGTCCAGTATCTCAGGTGAACTCCTCAGAGGGATTCCACATTTGAATCAGTGGAGACTCTACGGCATCTTTTTCAAGACCTACGATCGTCAGATCCGTGAGGCCCCTTGTGATGCGAACAAATGGTTCCCAAAGGCACTAGGCGGGATGGGGCTGGCGCTCCCAGGAAAGGGACAGCCAGAAGAGCGAACTGTGGCGGATTTAGGC